CCTGATTTCCCCATGTATGACTTGGAAGAACCATATAGATGTATCGTCTGAATAGCCTAAGTCCCATGCCGTATGTACCTTAAACATAGGGTCATGCTGAACATCTGTGATTCTGCCTTGGTCGGTCAGTTGGCGCATTTCTTTGCCGAAATATGCCCCTAATATGGAGCTTTCAAAGTCGCACTCAAACTCAGCTAGGTATTGGTCTTGCGACATCATCTTTGCTGCATCAGCTAATTCAGAGTCAGGCAATAGTCCAGTTTGACTAGCCCTTAGTGTTTTGACATACCAATCAGGGTCTTGTGTCGCATTGTTGTAGACATCCCAAAACTGGTTGTGTCCTTTAGGTGTTCCAATGAATGTAGCCCATCCCTGTCTATCGGCTAAAAGTGGCCGCAAAACTGCGCCCCATGTAGAAGGCTTCATATCAGCGTATTCGTCAAGAACTACGCCATCTAGGTACAAGCCCCGGAGTGAATCTGCGTTATCAGCGCCAAATAAGCGGATTCTTGCCCCATTGACCAGTTCTACCCATAGTTCCGATACATTGTGATTGACTCTGACAGGCTCAGAAAAGCGCATTAAGTAGTCAAAAGCAATGGATTTAGCCTGTGCGTAGTACGGAGCAAGGTAGGCATATCTGCCATCTTCCTTGTTTTCCATGATTGCTTTGTAGATTAGGTCATTAATGCAAGCAACTGTTTTGCCACATCGTCTATGCGCTACGATGATTGCCCATCTTTGGGTTCGCTCATGGAATGGTAGGAACACATCCCTTGGTTGGTAGTCTAGTTCTACTTCTACTACTTCTTCCAAGATACCACCATGCGTACAGGTGCTTTAGCATCCCCTACTACTTCAGTCCTAGCTAGTTTAGGAACTGCGTACTCAACCATGTTCTGAACGATGTCACAAGCCTTACCGGGGTTAGGCAAAACAATATACTTTCCAGTCTTATCGTCTTTAAGCCCTTCTGCGGTGTTATAGAGCCATGTTTGTAAATAAGGTAGGTTGGCATCAAGTAGAGCTTTAACGGCTTCTCTAGCCTCTTGAGTGACCTTGTTAGGCACTCCTTTAGCCCTTCCACCTGTCTTTTCTCTAGTTTTCTCTACTTTAGAAGTCGTTTTAGTTGTCATATCCGTCAAGTGTTTGATTTCAATGGAATTTATTGTAGCCTATTTATCAAGCGTTGGGTCTAACTGACTTTTAAGGAATTTATCGTATTCCTCACCTATTAAAGTCTTACGCTTTAGGCGTTCATTAATTCTTTTGTTGATGATGTCAGTAGAGCTACCTACATTCATCTCTTTAGGAGGATTATGTGCTTGGCGTTTAGCTTGTGCTTTCTCTAGCGTAGACTCATGTTCAGGTCTAAGCATGGCATCTTCCTTCTTGTAGCTTCGGCTATAGTGTTTCATTACATATCCTTCATCTTTGAGGCAATCATCTCTTTACGAGTTGGCTTTGCAGTCTTAGCTGATTCTTTGAAGTCTTTGGCTGTAGGTCTGCCTTCTGCGCCTTTTTTAGCCATCTTTTCGCCTGAACCTTCAGCGATGCGCTTGCGTTTAGCGTGAATGTTTGCGTATAAGCCGTTCATTCTGAATCCCTTTCACCTAGGAAACGACCATAGGCTTCTTCTAAAGCCATTTTGCGTTTGCCTTTAGCATTATCACGCTCTACATTAAGGGCAATAGCGACTGCTTGTTTTTTAGGCTTACCGGCTTTCATTTCGGCTTTGATGTTTTTGCCGACTGACTTCTCTGTACCTGATTTATCTAATGGCATAGCTATTCCTTGATTAAAGTAAATACGCTCCAATAAGGATAAGCCTCAAAGAAGTTAGCTTCTACTTCTTCTGTTGGTCTATATTCTGAGCGAACAAAATCATTATAACGCTGAACATCAAATAGTAAATTGCCTTTTTTAACCAGTTTAGCCCAATATTCAATCGGTTGGATGTTTACATGAGTTGGGTCACCCATATACATTTCTTTAGTTTCACCATCCCTGATTGCATCTAAGCATAGGAACATACGACCATTGGGTTTAAGTATGCGCTCAAACTCAGCGATGATGTCCTCCATGAGTTCTTGGGGTATATGTTCTAGGACTTGGGCAGAATGAACTAAATCTACAGAATTATCAGGTAATGGGATTTTAGTAAGCGAACCGCAGATTAGCTCGTTATTCTCAAAGTGTTCTGTGCCTAGCTCAATCATATAAGCTGATAAGTCCATTCCTATGGTCTTAAAGCCTAACTTCTTAAAGCCATTGAGTATTGAGCCACAAGCACATCCACCATCAAATACTGTAGCGCCTTGGGGTAAACCCTTAGATACCATCTTGGCGTATTCTTCTTGCCAGTACCCATGCCCAAGATAATCTAGGTTGGCATCTTTATGCTCTGAATAATACTGTTCATCATACTGTAGGGCAGATAAGCCGACTAATTGCATTGTGATTTCACCTAAAAGTAGCGCCATACGCCCAAGATACTGCACTATAACGAGTCCCTTTGGTTATTGGGACAACTTTATGCGTTAAGAATGATGGGAATACCACAATGTCCCCTTTTGACTTTAATACATTTTCGATTGTCTTACCCTGTATCTCAAGACCACCACCTTCAAAGTCATCATTTAACAAGATGCTGATTGACAGTTTTCTTTGCTCGTTGTTTTCGTTTGGCTCAAAAGAATCCATGTGCCAATCGTAATGACCACCTACGGAATACTTAGTCATTTGTACCTTTTCAATGCTTGAAAGGTTGTAATTCCATATTTTGTTGGCTTCTAAGAAATAACTTTGTGCAATGCAACCTATTGGTGACATCGTGTTTAGCCATGAAATTTGGCTAATTCTTGAAACAGGCTCTACGATATTGCCATCACGCCTTATTTTTGCTTCTTCTTCCCATTTCGTAGCTTTTACAAGGTAATCGCAAAAATCTGAAGGTAATGCCTTTTCAAATACCTGAAAATACTGCCTTAGCATTATTTAAGGAAACGGAGCTTATAAGTGGTCGAATCTATCAAATCAGCAATCGCATCAATCAAATTGCAGAGTTGGTCATCTTGTGGAAGGTCTGCTCTAGCCTCTTTGACAAATGTTTGTAGGCTTTTTAGGTATGTAACTGCATCTTTGGGTTGATGGTACACGCTTGGAAATGTCTTAATTTGCTCGTAAGCACCTGAATATGCCTCAACATAATCATCTACTAAAGGGACAATCCCATCGTAGTATTGGCGCAAAGCCTTGTGCTGAGAATAGGAATTAGTAGACCAATGGAAGAAATGGGTATTCGTTGCGCTATGCAATAGGGTAGCTGCGAACATTGCGACATTATCATTCATGGATATTCCTTTGAAAAAAGCCCCTAGTTACAGGGGCAAAAGCCTCACGCTTTCACTTATTATCTTCCAATATTTCAATCATTACAAGACATCCACCACCTTTTTTGATTTCGCCTCTTTGCACCAAAAGCACATCAATTTGAGAATCATCATCAAAAACGCCTGCCCCATTGTTAGAAAGGCTATCAAATAAACTTTTTAAACGATTGTCAATATCTTGGATGCGCTTGTCTTTAGGGTACAAAGTCACATGAATTTCAATCCTTGCATCCCCTAGCTTGGGTACACGATACTCAGATACATAATCACATACGGCTTTTTTGAAAGCCACCCCATCTTTATTGATAAAACGCCTATGCCCTGAGAATCCCCAATAGGAGTTAATAGAAGGCGGTAATGGTAAGTTAAGAACTAGCATTAAGTGTTTCTAGCAATTCAATGGTTTCAAGGGTCATTTCCTCAAACTTTGGTATGTAAAAAGCCTGATTCAAATAACAAGGCAAGCGTTTTTCTGTGCGCTTCTTCCCAAAATTCCACCCTTTCGGCTTTTGACATTTTAGTTCCTTGGTCAAGTTCTGCGTGACAGGTGAAGCATAAACTGGCAATTCTGTAATCATGCGCTTTAATTCCTTTTCCTTTTCCATCCCTGAGTTGGTTTGAATGGGCAGCTACTACAGTCCCATCCGATATTTCACAATGTTGGCATGGGAATTTTCTAACTATTTCAAGCAGTTGTTTATTACGATACATTTAGTTTGTCTTGTGGAATCCAGTAGCAAGGTGGTCTATTTGGGTCTTTAGAACCCCAATACTCCTGTTTCTTGCCATCTCTGCCATATAACCATCCACGCACAATATATTCACCATTTAGACCTGTCAAAAGATAATACTTCTTATCATCCTTGTCCTTTTGGTCTATGCGTAGGCATCCTGACATCCAATGCGTAGCCCTAACATCTACATCCCCTACATCAGGCTCATTATGTGGTCTTTTGTTCCAGTAGACATTCATGTATTTAGCTAAAGCACATTCGGACAAAGCGCCTTCAATGTGCCGTTGCCATGCCAACTCCTTCTTTTCGCCAATCTTTTCATGGTTTTCCCATTTAATATCCTCAATCTGTCGTTGAATACCGACCATTGAAGCTATCTGAATCTCGGCAGTAGATAAAACAATCTTAGTCATCGGCAATATCTTGAAGTTTTAGGGTCATTTCAACCATATCAGTAGCTATTTGGTAAGCTAAAGCGGTCTGTTTTTTAAGCATGGCATTTTCATAGTCTTGGCTAAGTCTGCGTAAAACAATAAGGGGTAATGCGTAATCTTCTTTCATTTGGTTTCCTTACTTTTGTATCTTGGTTCGTTAATTTTTAAGGTGCAAGCGGTACATTTCCACCTGTTTATCTTGCCTGATTTAATCATCTTTCCGTAGTCTGAAGGTCGCATGACCTGACAACTGGTGCAATATCGCTTTTCAATCATGTTTTATTTCGTCAAAGTTGTAAAACCATTCGTCTTTAGCAGTCCATTTAGCATGGTTTTCAACGCTATAAACTTCGGTTGGTATCTTAAAGTCAGGCGTTTTAAGTACGGATGGCACAAGGGAAACATCGTACCAAAGACAACGATTATTGGGTTGGCAAGCAAACTGCCCATTGTCTAGCTTGATAAAGTTGTAAGACTTATGCTCCTCAACTCCTTCACTAAAGCTCGTATCTATGCGGTTGGCATCAGGACTAGCAAAGTCAATGGTAAATAGGTAATTGCCAAAATGAAACTTCTTACCCTTGCCAAAGTATTTAACTTTTAAACCACGCAAATTAGACTTTTCAATTACCGCCATGTCATAAGACAGGCAATCCCATATCTGTAAATGGTCTAGGGGTAATGGGTCTGTTACTTCCTTCCATACATACGCACTAATAGGCAGTTTGTCGTACAAAGCCCCATAGTTGGTAAGCATAGACTCAATGCGAAAGGCTTGACCCTTGATAGCTTTAGCACTCATCCATACACAAGGCTCTAGTTCTCCATGCCCTGATTCTTGGTTGTAAAGGAACTCTTTACGAACAAAACACTTAACAGGTGGAATATTAGCTACTAAGAATGTCATTGCATTACCCTAGGGCTAGGTGGTGACATTGGTACAGATGGGACTGTATAGCTAGGAGTTCCAATAGCGTAGCCCTGTGGCGTTACTACTTGGTTAGGGTAAATGGTCAGGTTTTGGGTTACAACGCCTTGATTGTTTACCACTTGGGCTTGATTGCCTTGGACTTGTATAGTTTGTTGGACAAAGCCTTGTGGATTAGTAACCACATAAGTTTGCGCCTCTGCTATGTTCATGCCCAACATATAACCTACTGCAAAAATAATCACTTCTTTCATCACTTCCTCCAAGGGCTTTTGCCCATTTAATTAAAAGGGTACATCATCCTTAAATTCTTGCGTAACTTGTTGCGTAGGGATTGCTTTATCTTCAGGTGGATTCAGATATGCTAATAAACCACCATCTTTTAAAGCAAACAGGGGCAAAGTTTCTAGTTTGAGCATTAGTCCATGCTTGGTGTCCATGATTACGCCAATAGACTGATAGCGTTTTTTCATCTTGCCATCTGCTTTATCTTCATACTCAGAAACCGCTGCTTTTACAAAATATTGAATTGCCATTATTGATTCTCCATTAATTTAACTTCTGCATTTACTTCACTTAAAAACTGTTTAATTTCTGATTCCATAAGCAATATGAAGTCATCATCCCTAGGTACATTTACTATCAACAACTGACTGCGTTCAGGCATCCTAGGGTCAAAAGATACAAAGTCGCACCATTTAGCCCCTGTAACTGCCATTTGCGCTTGCATCTGAATAAAGTATTTCTTTGGTGGTTCTTTAGCCTTAAAGTATTCCCAATGCGTAGCTGAGTTGGGGCATTTAATCTCAATAAGACCTTCCCCTACCAATCCATCAGGACTACATCCAAACCATTCAATCGTAGGATGGTCAATAAAAGCCACTTGGTCTACAAAGTTACCTGTCTTGACTTCGTAAGCTACCCTAGCTTGTGGCTCAGTAGCAGTACCCCATGCCATCGCATCATTGGTATATGATGGCTCTATGGTCTTGGTGATTCTTTGCAAGGCAAGCTCAATCAGATAGTTTTGTCTACTAGCTGAAGCACCTGTCTTTGTCTTTGCAAGTATGTCGGCTACCCTAGAAGCAGTTACTTTGCCCCTTCTAAGTTCATGCCATTCAATAGTTCCCTGTTCTATCATCATTCCATCCATATATAAAAAATAATTACGCCTACAACCACCCAAAAAAATAGTCCTGTAAAAGCCAAGAATCCAATTAAAAAGCTCATTTCTTTGCCTTTCTAGCAGCTATTTCTCGTTGAAGAATGTGCCAAAAAATTGATTTAATAATCACGATAGCTCCACTTTCTTTAGGTCTTTAGCGTTGGCAATTAACTGGACTGCGTTCTTGTCCTTAGAAACGATTGCATAGGCTTTGCCATAAGCATCTTTTAGCTCTGCCATTGTTTTGCATAGGTTAATTTGCTCTATCCAAAAGGTTGATGCCTCAGTTAAATCAGGTGTTGGCTCATCAGGCACATCTTCACCAGCGTAAATGTATAGACCTAGACCATGTAAGGCGATTGCCTTGGCTAGGCATCGTTGCATAGCCGTATTGACATCCATAGCGTTAGGATTGGATATAGCCTTGTTTTGATGGTTTAAGACAGGCAACTGAGAAGTCATGGTTTTGCCAAATGCGGTAACCGAGCAAAACACCATCAAGGTATCGCCAAACTGCATTGGGGATTGGTAGTCCCATGTGGCTTTGGGGTCTAGTTGTAGCAACTGGTCTACTGCCCATGCCCATGACAAGTAGGTAAATTTACCCTTTTTGTCTGTATGCTCGTTTACATTAATCTTGCGTATTTCGTTATATGTGGTCATCACTTATTCCTTTAAGTTAATAGTTTTTGTTTTTAAGTTTCTAGTCGTGTAAAAAACCGGCACTCAAATCTTCTTGAGCATGATTTTCTGCAAACTTCTCCATGTAATCGTAAGCCATGCAGAATAGCTTGCGACCTAGTGCTTCGTAGTTAATGGTTGATTGTTTGAGGATGTCCTCAACTGATTCGCAATCTGATTTACTGGCTTCTGAGATAGCTTCAGCAAAATGAGCGTATTCAGTAGGGTCATAATCTGCCTTCATAAGCTCTGCAATGCGCTCATTCAACAAATAGGATTCGTCATCTTCAGGCTCGTAATAGCGGTCATTGTTAATCATGTTAAACACCTAACGCTAACATCACGCCCAAGATAGCACCTAGAACCATTGCGCCAAGAATGTCAAATACTGTAGGTTTCATTTAAGCCACCTCTAGCATTTTGTCTACTAAATAAAAATCGCCACTAATGGTGCTAAAAGGTGTTGCTCGGTCTGTGTCTAATCCTTCAAATCTTCTGCCTGTTTTCAACAAACCGCCATTGTGTTCATAACCCAAAGCATCTGTAACCTCAAAATAACAGTCATAGGTTACCCAACCAATTAATGTGCCAAATTTGTCAAACAATGCGGTGTGTTTAGAAAAATAATAGCTAGGGTCTTTAATAAAGCCACCATGGGCTAAAACTTTGATTGCTTCTTTTAGTTTATATGTTTTCATCACTTACTCCTTTACTGTTGAACTAGATTCAGTATACATGAAAATCACACTTATCAACACTTTTTATCACTTTTTTTATTAGTGCTTTCCCTAATACAAAAAACCTTTGCAAATTATACCTATATGCTATATATTCTGCAAAAGAAAGGAAATATATGAAACCAACTGATTTTTTAAAGTATGAATTTGGGTCTTTAAAGAACCTTGCAGAAAAACTTGAATTAACGCCTAATGCCGTTGTTTTATGGGGTCAAACGCATATTCCGTTGAAATATGTCAAGGTAATTGAGGAGCTTTCTAACAACAGGCTTACAAAAGAGCAACTACGCCCTGACCTTTTCAAAAAGGACTGAAATGCATTATTACCAACATAACATAGGTGATTACCGCAGAGATACATCGCATTTAAGCCTTGTAGAGCATGGTATTTATCGGCAGTTGATGGATAGTTATTACCTTGATGAGCAACCTTTATGCGCTGACCTTGCGAAACTTATGCGTTCGCATAGCGTTCGTAGTGCGGATGAACAACAATCGCTTAAAAATGTATTAGCCGACTTCTTTGAACTTACAGAAAATGGCTATATTCACAAGCGTTGTGATGAAGTTATTGCTGAATATCATGGTAAATCTGACAAGGCTAGAGCCTCTGCAATGGCTCGTTGGCATAGTCAGAATAAGGATGTTGATGCGAACGCATTGCCAACGCAAACCGAACGCAATGCGAATGGTATGCTAACCAATAACCATAAACCAATAACCAATAACCAATATACATCTGAGTTTGAGTCTTTTTGGAAGGTCTATGACAAGCCATCAGGTAAGGCTAATGCTTTTAAGATTTGGAAAAGTATTAAGCCTGATACCCCATTGGTAGAAACCATACTTTTAAAAGCTAACCTACAAGCTAAGAATGTAGAACGCAAGTTCCGTAAGGATGCGGAAAGGTGGTTAAGAGATAAGCGTTGGGAAGATGAAATTAGTGATGTTCAACAAGTGGAGAAAGTGAAATTTATATGATTGGTCAAAACGCAATTACCAAAGACTCAAAGGATGTAATCGTAGTAGTAGGCTTAAACCCTAAATGGTTTGATGGCTTTCACCAAGGCGATATACCCTTGGTTTATACCCAAAAATCAAGACCTAAACCCAATGATTTAGCTATTTTGAAGGGTAAAAGAGTCCAATTACTCCATGCCAATGGTACGGATGAACTATTTGCAAGTTGGTATGCAGAGATTGTCAATACAATGCCAAGCCAACTTGTAGCTATGGACTCTGAAGGAGAAATATTTTGCAATTAACTGAGGATATTGATTTTGACCTATACAAGGAAACGGAAGTTATCCGTAACCGAGTCAGGGAAAAGTCAGAATTTACCGATGAAATCAACCATTACTTTGCCACTAGAGCGCATGGGATTGATGGTGACAAACTGCCTTTTGAAAAAACTAAGCAACTGATTGGTTTTAGGAAAGCAGAAGTTAGTATTTGGGCAGGAGAAAATGGTTCAGGTAAGTCAATGTTGCTAGGTCAGTTGAAATTAGGACTATTGGCTCAGGACAAAAAAGTGCTTACCGCAAGTCTTGAAATGCAACCATATAAGACCCTTGCTCGTATGGCTAGACAAGCAACTGGCAATCCAATGCCTTCTAGAAGCGATATAGAGGCGTTTTCAGCGTGGAAAATGGATAGGGGATACCTGTATGACCATGTAGGTCGTTTAGAGCCTTGGCAAGCCGTTGCGTTGTGTCGGTATTCTGCCAAAGAATTAGGCATTGAGCATCTGATTATTGACTCCATGATGAAGTGCGTTAGAGGAGAAGATGATTACAACGGACAAAAAGACTTTGTAGATGCCCTATGTGATGTAGCCAAAGAAACCAATTTGCATATCCATTTGGTTCACCACCTTAGAAAATCAGGGGAAGGTGACAGAATTGCCGAGAAAAAGGACATTAAAGGGTCAGGAATCATTACCGACCTTGTAGACAATGTGTTTTTGATAGCTAGAAATCGTAAAAAAGAGAAGGAAACAGAGATTAATTTGCTTCCTGACAATACCAAGCCTGATACCTTTTTGGTGTGTGCAAAGCAACGAAATGGTGAATGGGAAGGTACTTTAGGGTTTTGGTATGACAGGCGTAGCCAACTTTTTACTGAAGAATATGGCATGGGCATCACTAACTTCTTGGAGATGTAGTGCTAGTCCTACCCATAAAAAATGAGGAAAGTTACCCTTGGCTGCTAAATAAGCACTATGCCAAGCGTATTCCTCAGATTATGTTTGCTTTTGGTCTGTATGAAGATAACCAGTTAGTCGGTGTTTGCACTTATGGCATACCAGCTAGTCCAAGCCTATGTATGGGGATTTGTGGCAAAGAATATTCAGACAAGGTATTGGAACTTAACAGGGTTTGTTTGATGGATAACACCAAAAATCAGGCTAGTTTCCTAGTGGCTAACTCTATCAAATTACTGCCAAAACCGACCATAGTGGTGTCCTATGCCGATACTGGCAAGGGTCATGTAGGGTATGTCTATCAGGCTACCAATTTCCTTTATACAGGGCTTTCTGCTAACCGAGTGGATTGGACTGTTAAGGGTTTAGAGCATAAGCACTCTAAGACTCTATCGGATGGCATGACCTTGGAATCCATTAAGGAAAAGTACGGAGATGATTTTTACTATACGGAGCGCAGTAGAAAGCATAGATATATCTATTTTCATGGTGATAAACGCCAAAAAAAGACCATGAATAGTTTGTTGAAATATGAAGTAGAACCCTACCCTAAAGGCGATTCGCAGAAATACGACTCAGGCGATAAGGTAGAAACACAAGGATTGTTGTTCGGATAAGGAGAAGTGATGGAAGATATTGACCCAAACAAAGCAGTAGATTTTTTACTCAAAAACGCTAAATTATTTGCTAAGGCAAAATCAGAGCGCATTTACTTGGAGGAGTTTCGCAAGTCAAAGAAAGCCCTACTTATGCAAGAAGCGTTCATGGTTGGCGTAGAAACAATGGCAGCTCAGGAGCGTGATGCCTACGCTAGGACTGAGTATCAGGAGTTGTTGAAGGGTCTTAAAGAGGCAGTAGAAATAGAAGAAAAGCTCAAATTTCAGCTAATTGGCGCTCAGTTAAGGGTTGATATTTGGCGTACTAATCAAGCAAACAATCGTTTTATTGAAAAATCAACAGTTTAGGAGAAAACATGGCAACTTTTACATTGTCTGAGTTAGAGCATGGCATCCCTTTTTATGGGATTTACAAGGAAGAAGATGGTTCATTGACTATTAATGTGGAGCAAACTATGGAAAATGACAAATTAGCAATAGCACCAAAAAGCACTTTTAAATATTCATCAGGTAGTGATGTTCAAAAGATTTGGAAAGCGTATGGATGGGTTGCGCCTTCAACAGTCCGTAATGACTACCTGTTTAAAGCCAATAGGATAGCTTCAGGTTTAAGTAAATGAGTGGAGATGAGTGCATGGTATTTGCATCCCTAGTAATTCTAGGGTTCATTGCCGTTGCACTCTATCTTTTAAGCAAGAATGTCTAAAACCTTATTAATCTTGGCTTTTCTATCCTCTAGTCCAATAGTGCCACCATTAATTCTCTTGGTCATGGTTTCAATATCCATGATGTCTGCGTATTGATTTAGGTTTCTTTTGTTGTAATACCAACCAGCGGACAAAGCAGCGCATTTAGGCTCTTGTAGAAGCTCAGGATTGGCTATTAAATCTACGCCAATACCATCAGAGCAGTTTTTATAGTTCTCTTTGCCGGTAAGTTGAAAAATGCCTCTGCCTCTGTATTTCCAACCATCGCCATCTTCAGTATTGCCCATGCGACCTGAATAGACCTTATTGGCTATCTTTTCAGGATTACGCTCATACTTTTCTGCGGTGTCCATATCAGGGAATCGACTTGGCCAGGTAGCCATAAGACCTTTAGCGGAATAATTTAAATTCTCAACCATGTGCTTAAAGCCACCTGACTCATGCATTGCCTGACCAATAAAGCAAGCCTGTCTTTTAGGGGTATTGATGTCGTACTTTTCAAATGTTTCTAGTAAAGGTTCTAGCCACTTTCCTTCAATGCCTAATGCTAATAACTGAGATTCAATCATGGTTTCCTCATCATCATGTTGGAGGCAATAGACATCATGTCTTGCACTTTGTTAATATTTTCAGGTGGTGTTTTCCATCCGACTGTTAGCTGTCCAGCGAATAGCCCCGGAGTAGTAGGCATACTAGAACGGCAAAGGAATGTAGCCCCTTGTTGTAAATACCAAAAGCCAATTAAAGATTGCGCTCTTGTGTAGTTTCCACAAGGAATAGAGCCACCATAAAGACTTAAAAGGTCTGCGTTGTTTTCTTGATTGGCAGATAGCATCCCAACATCAATACCATCATGGGTCTTATCTCTGCCTTCTTTGGTATAGGCTCTGACTAGGACTCTAGTGCCTAGCATGATGTCTACTTCAAATATAGCTACTATGTCAGCGTTAAGTTCTTTGATTATGAATTTGGCTACATCATCGCTTTTAGATACATCTATGCGTGGTAGTGACTTGTTTTTATCGTATGCAGATAGCAAAAACGACTGATTGGTGTAAATAAAGTGACCACTAAAAGCCAGTACCGCCATTACTACAATAGCAAACAACTTAAACGGACTTTGAACATACTCAAGAATCTGAGGTACTAAATCTTTCATTTTTCTTTAGATTTCATGTCCATAATTTTTTCAAGAGTTCTGCCACCAAAGTAAAACGACATAACGAGCATACCCCATTGACCTAACAGTTCTACATACTTCTCATTAGCGTTATTGCCAAAAGCACTCATCATGGCAAATACAAAGTAGCCACCAAGAATAAATATAAGGGTCATTGGTCGAATGTTTTTAGATAGCCAAGAGTCACTAGCCATGTCTGCTTGCGCTCTTTTGGTCACTTCTTGGGATTCTGCGGTATCTGCCTGTATTTCGGCTAATTTGCCTTCTTGCGCTAATTTGGCAAGTTCTAATTGGGCTTGTGCTTTGGCTTCAGGGTCAGGAATTAGCTTGTCAATCAGCTTCATTCCTACGCCAACAATGGTGTCTAGTCCTAACATATTAGCCTCTGTTAGCCCTATGGCTAATGTTTTCTATTTCTTGAAAAAAAAATCAGTAACTAAACTTAATGCGCCACCAACAACGGAAGCAATACCCATTAATGCCCAAAGACTGCCTTTTGAGCGTTCTGCCATTTTTACTAAAGTTTCAAGATTGGCTTCCATCTTGTCCATTTTCTTGTTTACTTCAGTTAGTTGGCGTTCGTAATCTTCGACTTTCTGCCAAAGAACTCCATACTTAACAGGGTCAATCTCGAACGCCATATTCATCCTTATTGCACTACTTCAACCACTTCAGTCAAAGACTTTTTAAGCATATCAATAAAAGCCTGTTTTCCTACTTGTAGTTGTTCTAAATTAAATTGAGTTGAACCAATTTTTCGGTCTAAATCAGCAATATGATTAACCATAGCTTGCTGTTCAGGTTTCATATCCTCTAATACATATTGCACATCGTCAATCATGATTGGGGTTTGTTTATCTTTTCCCATATCGTTCTCCTAAATTACCGCCAAAAAAGGCTGGCGGTTTGCCTTTATTTTGGCAAAAGAGCTTTGTTAGCTTCTTGTTGCGCTTCGTATGCAGCAATAACTTCAGGTGTCCAAACAATTTGTGCTATTGCTTGAACATTGGCTGGCATAGATGAAATATCACTTGCTGGGGCAAACAACCAACGATGGTATGTATGTGCCAGTTCTTCACCATCTTTCATAATTCGTGTTACTTCACGAACTTGAATAGTGCCGTTTTCAACAACTTCAATTTTGTCAATTACTTTAATTTCTTCTAGTGCCATTTTTAATGCTCCTTTTTTGTCTGATTAACAAGTCCATGTTAATTAAGTTGGTGTGAAATATGTAACTGTGGCTACAACTCCTGAGCCATTTGTTGTATAAGGGGCATTGTTTAAATAATTAAAAACAACCATACTATTTGCGCTTGTAGCAACAATACTTTGCAACATAATTCCAGTTAAATTGTTTTCTCTACCAGCCCCAATAGTTGAGTTATCACTAGCGGCTGTAAATGGCAATGATGCAATTATGGCGCCGCCAGCAGTTCCTACATTGGTTATATTTAAATCTAAAGATGCATTAACAACATTTCCTATTTTTGTATATTTAGCCCTGAGAACAGTAACGCTACCAAAAGAACCAATTTGTGTTGTTATGCTTGGACTCCAAGTGCCTTCCTCATAATCATCCAAGCAATTTGCATTAGATGAAGCAGATTGGGTTGCTTGAAACTGAATACCCTGTAAACCTGTTAATGCTAATACTGATGTGTTTATAACAAATCTTTCTGTAGTGTTTGTAGAAAACGCCATTGTATTAGTTGCATTGGTGTAAAAAATTCTTCCCAAATAATCGGTTGAACCATTTGCTACACCAAAGTCAATTAACGATGCGCCACTACTTGTGCCACCATAAAGTTCAATAGTTGCTGTAGTTGAAGTAGAACCAATACCAACACCAACAACAGATGAAACTCCGGGTGATGCTTGTTTTGCTACAAACAATGGATAGTTTGTACCTGCTGTTCCAATACTAAGGCATCCAGTTGAATCAAGAACCATTACTTGTGTGTTGTTTGTGACAAACCGAATAGGTGCTGCTTCTAGTGTAGAAATATCTAAATTTCCAGTTCCACGATGAATAATTTGGGATACAGCATTAGCACCACTATTTTCTCTTGCTATTCTTAAAGCAAAATCTGTATAAGTGGCATCACCAATCCAATCAACATAAGAAAATCCGTTGCCAGTTCTACCTAAACCTATCTCAATTCCCCTAGATTCGGTTGTTGCGGCAGGTACGCTAATTACACCATTTACTGTTAATTTACTTAATGCTGTAGGTGTTCCTATAGCCACATCGCCTGACGAATTTATCCTCATGCTTTCTACACCACCTTCTGTAAAGGCAATGGTGTCGGCAGCAGGGGAATAAATACCTGTATTAGTATCACCAACAAATGTAATTGATGGTGCAGAAACAGTACCTAAAGGAAAGATGCCTGAATTTATGTTTTTAGAAGCAATAGTTTGAACTACGCCACTAGAATCTTTGTAGAAAAGTTTGCCATCATTAGTATTAATTGCTAATTCGCCATCTACTAGATTGCCAGCAGTAGGAGCAGCGGAAGCCGTAGTTGTGTAATACAACGAAATTGGTGTAAATCCTGTCTGTGCCATTTAAAATGCTCCTCCAAAAATGCCGGTTAATGCTGTTAGTGTACCAACATTGTTTATGTTGTTTGTAGCCATATTCAATGCGCCATTCATGGGTGTTTGACCATCAGAAGCGACAGATTGAGTAAGGGCATCAGCAATGTTTTGCATGGTTGTATTAGCCCATGCAGAATCAATGGTAGTCCCTGTAATAACAGGATTGCCTGCTGGCAGATTGTAGACCCCTGAACCATTCCTAGACATATTATTTTCCTTTTCTCAACTCTTTTGCCATGCCTTCAGGCGTGTAATTAACAGATTCTTCAACTTGTTTCTTAATCTGAGATTCTTTAACCTTTTGAAGTCCCTGTTTAACACCAATTACCTTAGCTAATGGGAATATAGCTATATTATCCAATGCTTTCATCAATGCGCTAGATGTATTTGAGTAATTTACTGCGCCTTTTAATGGGGCATTAACATTAAGCGTGTAGTCATACAAATTTCTAATTTCTTCAGCGCCTTTTTTGCCAAAAATGTAGTCTAGCTTGCCATCTTGGTCTAATTCATTGATTGCTGACTTGAATTTAGCCGGTGAAACTACAGGATTACCAAAAGAATCCACATCAATAGAGTTTGTAACCTTGTCTTTAATGTGCTGAATGGTCTGACCTTGTAACTCTTTCCATGCTTGTTGCCCTTCTGCGCCACCTTTTTTAAGGGTTAAGCCAAGAGCAGATACATCATCTTTAGAACCATCAAGAATTGAGTGCTTAAAAACATCCTCAAACGCTACTGCTCGGTCTGTAGTGCCTTTTTTCATTCTTAATAGCTTGTCTATAGCACCAACATTCTCAAACTCATTAGCAAGTTGAGTACGCATTTTTCTAGCGTTTTGGTACAGTTCGCCACCTTTGTTTTCGGTAGCTTGGGTAATTAACTTCTTCATTTCACCTGAGTGCATCATGCCAACTGCATCGCTAGGGTCATAATTTTTATTAATAAACTGGTAGACATCTTCCAAGGCATTAATAGGAATAGAGCCTGTCCCATCAGGGTCATTTATCTTAATTTGCTCATCTACTGCATCCAAAATAGGGGCTAATTTAGCTCTAACAGTAGGTGTTTGTTTCTCAATGTATTGGGTAACGCCAATATAAGGTACAGGTTGCTCCATTTCGCCAGCTTCTCTAGCCAGTTTGTAAGCATCCCTAACTTCTGTTTTCTTCTGATTAAACCTGTTTACTAAGGCTTTATCAACAATCTTGCCTGTTTCACGCAATCCAAAAGTTTCTTTGCCTGTAGCATCTACATAAGCATCAAAGTTTTGCAAAATAGTGTCATTGGCTTCTGCTTTTGCCACAATTAAAGGCTTGCCAATGGTGTCAGGGAATTGTTTGGCAGTTTCAGCTTCAAATTGCTGAATACCTAAATCACGCTCTGCCATGCCTTTAGTTAATTTACCCGGTACTCTTAACTGTTGAGCAGTTTGGTAACGAGTAACTGCTTCAGGTACTTCTGCTGCGCCTACACCTGACATTGTTGGCTGACTACGCAAAGCGTTAGCCATGTTATTAGCCCTAGAGGTAATAGGCTCAACTGCTTGTGCCACTCTGTTTGTTACAGGTTGGACTGCTTCTTGAATCATCTGACCTTCATTACGCAATGCAGTAGCCATTCTATTAGCTGTAGGGATAACAGATTCTTGCACTACAGGTCGAACATTAGGGGCTTTTTGGATAGCAGAAGGAATAGCGCCAATGTTTCCTAGATACGGAGGAATTTTAGCAGCTTCTAATGCGCTACCCATAGTCTGTAATACATCTTGGCTTACAGGGCTTGTAGGTTGGTACTGGAATCTTTGTGCAAACTCAGGGCTATCAACACGCTTATTAGTTCCTTGAATAGCGTTCTCTACTATGCCTGCTCCGACTCCAAGGAAAGGTGCAGCTGCGCCTGCTACAATAGCCGTAGGGACTTCATATATAGCCTTAACCCTGTCCATCATAGTTACAGGTCTAGCTACTGGTTGTGGATTGACTGCGTTCATGCGTTCACCAACAACAGTAGGAACATCAGTATTAATGACATTGCCACGATTCTGAGGATTGTTTTTTGGCGCAGGTAACTTCTGTATAGCCAAAACAATCTGCTCTTTGGTCATGCCATCAGGAAACTCTACATCTCCTAATCCGGGGACTTCAACAGTTTGAGCCATTATTTAACAGTTCCAGTAGCAGGGTCATAAACAAGTTTAGGTTTTCCTACAGATACTTTGCCTGTGTCTTTAAGAGCAGTATCTATGCTGTCCCAATCACCGCTTGGGTAATATTTTTTCTGCAAATCAACCATTCTTCTCATTGTTGCTAAACGAGATTCAACAGGAATATTTGCGTTGCCTAGGTCACCAGCTAACTTCTGATACAAGGTGACATCGAGAACGCCTTGCGGCCCTTCAAATCGTGGTTGCTTCATAGTCAAAGCACCTGAAATCATCTTTAACTGTGCATCAGCTTCAGATTCTTGTTTTCTAGCACCAAAAGGTAAGTTAAGTGCTTCACCAGCTGCCGTAAGAGCATTGGATAAAGCGCCTGAACTTGGTGCGCCAGTAGCCAAAATAGAGCCTGCTTGCTTCATTAAGTCAAAGCTATCTTTAGCATTAGAAACATTAGATTGCTGTTTTTCAGCAAATTTACCAGCTGCTTCTTGGTTTTGTTTAGGAGATAAGCTAGGGTTGTATTGGTATTGTTGCATTGTTGCAGGCGCAAACTGTCCACCACCGCCCATATTTGCTTGACCACCACTTTGAGCGCCACCCATATTAGGCATACCAATGCCTGTATCGTAAGCAAGTTGTTGTTGAGCAATGCCTAATCTAGCCTTGTCAATAGCAATACTCTGCTTATCTTTATCAGTCATTTGATTCAAGAACGCATTGAAGCCACCTTTGAAGCTACCATCAGCAATAGCTGCTTTGTAACGCTTCTGCTCAGGCGTATCTTCAGGCATCATTTGTTTGAAAATTAATGGTTTAAGGTCTTTACCTGCGCCATACATATTGGTGTTAATTTCACGCAAAGCAGCTGCCATATCAGGCTTAGTTGCATCTTGAAGAACGGCTCTAGGTTGTGGAATATTGCCTGCATAAGGACCGGCAAGTTCAGTAGAGATTTCAGGTGTACCAAACGCTAGGTCACTAATCTTCTGCTCTGCTTTATTGCGGTTTTGGCGAATAGCTTGAGCTAATTTAGCTTGTTCAGTATCGGCTTTTTCGCCTACATATTTAGCAGCAGCAATATTTGCAAGGGGTACAAGGTTTTGGAAAAATGAAGTAGGCACATAGCGACCACTAACCATCTGACCTTGTGGTTGTTGTTGTCCTTGTTGCATCAACAAGGTAGCCATCTGTTGTTGGCGTGTTAATGCTTGTTGTTGTGCAAATTCTTCAGGTGACATATTTTCAGCAGCCATATTATTCTCCGTAATTTCCAAATCCACCAGTACCCATGTTGTAGTTACTTAACGGATTCCATGTGCTACTACCTAATTGATTGACTTGGTTTTGCAAATAAGGGGATGCTTGTGAATTTAAAGCCATATCCACTCTTGCGCCTAGATTAGATGAGCCTTCAGGCTTCTTGCCACCACGCAGAGCCATTGCCATAGCCATAGGGTTCATACCGCCTTGTTGCCCTGTTTGACCGGCTTGCTGAGTCAGTTGATTGGCTTGTTGCATTGCCATGTTTTGATTAGCTTGTTGCGACCCAATGTTTTGAAAAGATGGACTTAATTTAGTCATTTCAGTAGGGTCAGTTGGTTGCATATAAGAGCCAACATTAGTGAAATATGGATTGTTCATAATCTTCTAATCAAAGGTAATTTTTCAAAAAACACATATAAGTGTCGCAAGTTTCCTGTATTAATAACATCTGACTCAGAAGGGTAGAACTCAACTGCATCACAATCAGAAAAACCACAATCATTCTTGATTCTTTGTAGTTCATCCCATGTAATCCCATCTAAACCATCTTTTCTTTCTATATCTAGCCTTACTGCCTTACCATCTTGAAACGCATAAACCTTAAATTCTTCTGATTCCCATATTGCAATGCTAGGCTCGTAAAAATAAGAATTTATCTTTTCATCTGTTAAACGCATTAAAACGCCATCATCGCTGCACCACCCAATCCCATCAAACCACTATTAAAGTTTTGTTGAGCTGCGTTTTTAGCATTAAAATCACCCATTTGAGCGTTATAGCCCATTTGTGTTGCGCCCAAAATATCAGCACCTTGAGTTGTAGCTTGTTGAGCAGAGTTTACAAAAGATGGGTTTTGAACCTGTGCGCCTGTACGCAATGCACTTAAAGTATTAAGTGGCATATTGTATTGAGTCAATGCTTGGTTATAAGCCTGTTGCTGTGCTTGATTGCTTAAATTAGCACCAGCCATTTGATTGGCGTACATCTGTTGCATTGCTTGGTTGTTTTGCTGATTAGCGGCTAATTGGTTTTGATAACCTTGTTGTCTAACTTGGTTATTAAAGCCTTCACCACTCATCAAATTAGCAAAGTTTTGCTGTGCAGCTTGATTCCCAAGTTGTGTACCAGCTATCTGATTAGCATAATTCTGTTGGGCAGCTTGGTTGCTTAATGCTACATTACCTAATTGCGCTTGATTTTGACCGAGCATAGCTTGGTTAGCAAAATTGCCTCCTTGCAAGGCTTGACCAAACATATTCTGTTGAACATTTTGACCAGCTAATTGAGCTTGTGTAAGCAAATCATTGGTCTTTTGACCTTGTTGTTGCATAGCTCTTTTATAAGCCTCAGTTCCCGGAGCAATACCTTGATTAGCCAACTGAGCTTGTAAACGCTCATTTCCTTGCTCAATCTGAGGATTTAAACGATTCATCAATAAGTTGGTAGCTTTGTCCCAACCTTCCATGCCTTGAAAATCAAGCCCTGTTTGTAGCGTAGGAGCATTTCCCATGCCTTGTGCTTGCTGTGCTTGACCAACGCCTTGTGCTTGCTGTGCGCCACCTACTCCATACAAAGCAACGCCATCACTAACACGACCTAATGTAGGGGCTTGACCACCATATTGAATAGCTGGGGTATTGGGATTAAATCCTTGACCCATTGTGCTTTGAACACGACCCAAAGCAGAATTAATAGTGCCACCAAGACCTAAAGAGGCTTGATTTTGATTGTTTAAGAGTTGTTGCCCTACATCAGAAAGGCTTGTAGTTGCAGTCCAAGTAGGATTGCCGTATGGGTCTGACCCTGTAATGGCGTAGTTTAGGTTTCCGTAAGGAGTAACCTGATTTACACGATTAGCGGCTGTAGCTTGTCTTGCAGCATCAATGTTGCCTGCTGCGGTTTCTTGTGCTGCTGCAGCATAATTTGGTGCTGCTGGCGCACTTGGAGCCGGTCCTAAACCTAAAAATCCACCACCACCCATGTTATTCTCCTCTTGCAGTTCTTAAAGGGCATTTGATGTCGAGCCAACGACAATCTTCACGCCTCATAGCCATAATTACTAAGTCACCATCCATGTGTGCATCAGGAATTTCGGCTACCACTTTAAAACCAAGGTGTCGGTTTAATCTTAGGGCAGATTCATTATCTGCATTAATTTGCCCTAGTATAACCTTAACACCTAAAACATTAAAGGGGTAATCGAAAGCTGCCCATAATAAATCTCGACTCATCCAATTTACTTCGTCTACTGCTCCAATGTGCATTTGGCAAGCATTTGGCATAAAACTAGCAAATCCAACGACTGCCACCAAATTTCCATCTATTTCTTGTCCAATACATACTGTTTCTTCAGGTAATGGATGGTTCATTATCCGAACCAACCAATCACCCATAAATCTTTGATTCTCAGTCGTAACTTGCCTCAAATCACTCCACCTCTTTCCATTATGTAGTCGGTAGATACCCAATGCAACTCAATGTTTCTAGCTGCCACATTAAGGTTAATTGAGCCTGTAAAGCCAATACCTGTAACGCCTTGCCATACTTTAGTGGTCGTTAAACCACCTGACCAGTTGGCGTTATTCCATGTAGATACATCCCAAATACCATCATTGTCTGCTGCAGGATTAAATGAAACTTGTCCAAGATTGATTTCAGTATCAAAATCGGTACTTAATCCGCAAAACACATTAGGAATACCACCTGAAGATTGAAGTGTAGGTCTTACCATTGTGAAGCGTTTTAATTGACCGGGGCTTTCAAAGTATGAATAAGCCTGTTGAGCAGCTGCTGTAATGTTGTTTCCATCATCAGAATCTATGTGGTAAAAATCTCCAATAATGCCTTTTCCACCAAAATGAATGTCTGCATCACCTGAAACTTCCCAACAATAAGCCTCAATTCCTGTAAAACGACCCCAAGACTTAGTAATACTGTGCATTACATACTGTTCTGTGCCATTAGTAATAGGAATGTTCAAAATCAGCATATTTTCAGATGCAAAAAAGTTAATTTGCCATCCAAAATTAGCGTAATAAATGGTAGTTGCTTGGCTTACTGCATAGAAAATCTTATCAGTAAGGTTTACCCTAGGGTCTAAGCGACTTGATTGGAGTGCAGAAGCCAATGGAACTAAACCACCTTGAGTAAGTAATAAAAGGTCACCAGCCCATTTATAAAAACACCTACGGCTAAAAGTTTGACCTAGTTGCCATACTCCTTTTAATGCCCATGTGTCAGCATTGTCAGGGTCAGTTCCGTTATAAACAATGACTTCACCCATAGAAGTGACAAATACTGCGTAATCGTCTGCGCCTTGACCTGCGTCAAGTGTCCAAGTACCCATTGCTTGCAAATAACCAGCATGACGAGCAATTCCACCAAAATATAATGGTGTAGCTGGTCCAGCGATAGCATCAACATCAAGATACCAACAAGCAAGACTTTCTTTTTCTGTAAAGTAAAGGCGATTCTTAAACAAATTGACCGCAGCAAAACGGCTTGAATCTACACCTGTAATGCCAATGGTTGTGTAAGAACCCATTGTGGTTGCATTTCCTGAAGGAGCAGTTGCCATTGTGTAAGTAAAAGTTGTTGCACTTGTAACTGTAATAACATAAGTGCCATTAAATTGACCGGGGTCAGCACCACTAATAGTTACTCTATTGCCAGTTACTAGATTGTGTCCAAGAGCAGTTGTCAAAGTAGCAGTTAAGTTGCCTGTGCCACCTCTTGTAATACTGCTAATTGTTTGGGCAGTTGAAGTTGATGCTACAAAAAACCATCTTGTACCATCGTAAATGGTTACAGGGTCTATGCCATTACAAGCTACTAAATAATGTCCTGAAGTATTAGTCAGGTTTACAAATTCTAATTTATCGCTTTGTAAGCCAGTAAATACAGGCAATGCAGGGTTTTGCTTAGATTCGTAAATAGTGTCATCTGCTACTGCAAATAGCTTATAGCCAATGTTTTCGCTGTAGTTCATCAAGGTGTTTACAGGTGTAAATGCTTGATTCTTATATGTTCCTACGACTGTAGCGTTACCAGCAGGTACAGTAAGCATACGATAAGTAAATGCTGTAGTGCTTATTACAGTTATCTTATAAACGCCACTATATTCTGTAGGAGTTGTACCTGTAATAGATACATAAACACCTGTAGATAAACCATGAGCAGAAGCGGTTGTTAAGGTAGCAACCACCCCAACATGAGTAATGCTAGAAATAGTTTGTACGCCATCTGTAGTAGTAAGAATTGAGCCTGCTACATAACCCCTACGCATAGTGACATCAGTAGGTGTAGGAAACCAATTTACTAACTGAACAGCATCGGTAGGACTCATGTTTGCCAACGAGTCCCTAGCGTTCCAACCTCCAATAGGGGCAGGTATAGATGCTGTTTGAGCAGTATTTTGTTTTGCTTGACCGAATATCATGTGCCATACCCTGTATCAGGGATGTTGCCATAACCAATAAGCACTTTGGATGGATAAGGAGCAAATGAAAGGTTAGCAGCGCCTTTATCCTGAGCTTTAGCAACTGATAAATAACGCTGATATTCCTGAATCAAAGCAGTTGTATCAAAGCCTTTAATAGCCCAATACTTGAGTTTTGTGCCTAAAACAAAGATTCGGTCATCTAAAACAGTCGTATCTGAGTCGGCAGTAAAGCTATTTTTTACAGAGCCATCAGCGCCCCTAGCAAAACCTTTAGACTTGTATTCCCAACCTAAATACTCATTGGTATTCATTGGCGGCCATACTTGGAATTGGTTGTCTAAGATTCTCCAACGGATTCTAGGGCCGGTAGAGATATATCCTGACTTGAGCCATTGCCATTGCTGTGCATCTTCCGGCCCAAGAGCTTCCCATCTTTTGGTCTTATCCCATTGAGTTCTATTGGTAATTCGCTCAAAATCAGGTGGCAAATCGTAAGCGGTTTGAGCTAAAACAACTGCTCCTGTACCACTTCCTGAAGTCTGTTGGGTCATTGTGATAGTCTGACCTGATACGCTTGATACATTGGTATCTTGGTTAATGTTGTAACCAGTAATCTGCCATTGTTTATCTACGGCAGTAATGTCTACACCCGGTTCAATTTCAAGAATTAATGAACCATTTACGGATGTTCCATTGGTATTAATAGCTTGCGTATAGAAACGATACTGGACTTGAAGCCCTTGCCAATCATATTCTTTAACTAAATCATAGCCTTGACCATTCATCAGCGCCAATACTTGTTGGACATCTTGAGATGGATTACCTGCCACATAGGTAGGTACTGCTAAGTTCAATTCAGCCGTAACTTGCTGAACCATTTGTAACATGGTAGATGACATATATATCCTTTTACTTGGTTATCCCAAGTAGTTGGGCATTTGTTCTGATTATAAACAAAAAAGAGGCATTTCTGCCCCTTTTATTTACTCAGCTACGATTTCTTCTTTTGGTTTACGACCTTTGGGCTTTTTCTCTGCCATCATAGCCATCAACGCATCAATCTGAGCTTGTTGTTTAGCTAATTTAGCATCTGATTCTGCTTTCAAGGCTTCATTCTCTTGGCGTAGCTTGTCCATTTCTTCCTGTTGTTGGTTTACATTGCCAACTTTTTCAGCAAGATTAAGGAAGGCTTTAGCTTTATCCCTAAATGCAAATGGGGACATACCAGCAATCATGCCAATACGCTGAAGTTGTTGGTCAGAAGCGTTAGCAACGGAATCAACAGTAGCAAATTTGATGCCTTTTAGCTCATCTGCTTGGGAACGGCTAATAATTGTCCATTCTTCAATAGGTGTGCCAATAATTTGTTCTTGACCTGCTACTTGATTTTGATAGTGCGCCCATTGTCTTGGGAATCGAGCTTTATGTCCATTGTTGGCATAAGTGTCAATTTCCGTAAGGTTATCACCCGGTACGCAAATACGGACAAAATCAAACTCTTTGAATATTGGTCTACCGGCAGCAAGAGATTCGTCTTTTTGCTCCATAGACCGCTTGTAGAAGGTTACTGCTAGGCGTGAATCTGCGCCATTTTCATCAGATGGAAGTGCCATTTAAATCTCCAAAGTAGTTTGGGTTATTAAAAGAAAAAAGGATGCCCCTTTTGAGGACATCCCTATGGTACTACAAAGTCTGTTGATTAAACAGATGCTTTACCGAACCAACCATAATCACCTGAAACCATAGAAACGGCTGGTGAAATGTATGCGCCACCTGTAGCTGCTACAGTAAATGCAGTAGTGTTGATGTCGCAAACAGTTGTTGATGGAGCGATAGTAGCTGCTGCCTTTGCCCATACATAACGCAAGCCATCAGAGCCAAAAGTCTGTGTGCCTAGCGGCCCAAAGTCTGCTGGTTCACCTTGAAGTGCGATTTGTGCTGCGGTTTGAGTTACTTCTAAATTAATGCCAGCAATCGGTAGTGTTGAATATGCCATGATATTTTCCTTAATATGTTAATAAACGAAATAGAAAGGGCTTTCGCCCAATCTATTAGGTTGTCAAAAGACCTTGCAAGAAGCTATTTGAAGTCGTTAAATTGCCCGCCCAGCCATA